TCAAACGCCTCTAGTTGTTGTTGACCTATTATTATATTTATATCATTTATTTTGTTTAAAAAATAAGAGGGTATCTCGTTGTTTATCAACGAAGATATGTTACCAGTATTGTAACGCTGTAAAAAAATACAAATAGTATTATAGTTCTGTTTACATGCTTCTATTCTCTTGTCATCCTGTATAAATTTTTTACATACAATATACTTTTCAAATGTCGTGACATTGCTTATATTTGGTTTAATAACGCATATTTTCTCGTAAAATGAACTGAGAATGTATAACATATCAACGACTGGTTTGTGAAACAACGAGTCGATTTTGATTATACAAACCCCCATATTTGATTGGTTTTTGAAGACAATCAACAAGAGACGAAGTAAGTTTAAAACATATAGATTTATGTTTGTTATGCTTTCTTTTTCAATTTCATAAAATATAAAGTCAAATCTTTTATTGTCGATTGTATCATACAAGTTCTGGTTTATTTTGTCGAACTCGTAATGACTTGTATTGTGGGGTTGCTTTTGAATAAAATCAAAAATGCGCATTGAATCTTTTGACCGTTTTCCTATATGTAGTGAATTGTTATTCTTTAGATCGTCGTGTAGAGATAATGTATTAATTATTTCCAATAATTCATAAAAAATATTTGTCATTGGATTGAGTTTACTGACTGGGTATTTTGACCCAGGAACCTTGGAGAAAATATATTCGTATGGGTTGATTAATTTTACAAGCTCTGTGAATTGTGTATCGCATTCAGTAATACACATTTTAATCAAGAGCTCCTTGGTTTCCATATAATAATTATACAGAGATTGCGAAATATACAATGATGACCCTTTATTGTTTATTATTGATATTTCAATTAAAATATGATTGTTTGTCTTTGGTAAAATATGATAACTCATGAAGTATTTATTGTATATTAAAATTAATATTTAAGTGATAATCGAAACCCTTATTCTTGGTTCACAATGGTCAATTTCTTCTTTGGCTTTACTACAGGCGGCGCATTTGGATGTTCTTCTGTCGCCTCCGTGGCTGGAACTAACACTAACTTTTTGGTTAGTTTGCGTATTTTTTGCTTCACAGGTTCTTTTACAACAACAAGTTCGTCTACCTCAACCACATCTTCTCCAATCTCGGGCAGAAGATCTTCCTTTAAAACACTTGTAGGCGTGTTCTTTTCAGTATATTCTTTCAATTCAATTTCCACCTTGTCGGCGTTTACATTCAACACCTTTTTATACACAAAATATCTGTTCAAGAATGATATTTTCTTTTCGTAATCTTTCATATTTGCGGCAGACCCAAAATTACGCCCCGAATATTTGTTTTGTTGGATTTCCAACATCATTTTATCAAACAGCGATTGAAACAACCCGCTTCCTTCGGGCAATCCAAGTGACATTGCTTCTTCACGGTCCACCAACTTAAATCCGTACAACCCCATTATGCGGTCAAAATATTCGAAGTTGATTAAGTATTCTGTAAACGTCTTGTTGATCGAGTCTTGGTATACATCAATCTTATATCCAATCGAACTTGAATTCGGCTCAAATGTTTCGGCAGAGTATCCCTTTGTTATCGCCCAGACCTTTTGCCCATTTTCCACTATTTGTATGCTTTCATCCGTTTTCTTGTTACTCAACAAATCAAACACCAATCGTCCATCATACGCGGTTCCTATGAAATATCCAAGTTCTTGTGTGCACTCCGCTACATTTTTCATAAACCCTTTCAGCGTTGTTGGGTTCTCAAAGAAATAGTGTATCGCAAATTGGCAAGACGATACGTTGAAACCGTTTTCGCCCTTCGCAAATTGTTTGGATACCCCCTTACCAAGCGTTTTGTCGTCTCTCGCCCCTTGCCCAAACACCGCTTTGGTGATTTGCTTTGCTTTGTCATTTAACATTGCCTCGCCGCTTTTAATGTTGAATGAACTGTTTCCATTCACAAATAAGGCTGCGGGCATCCTCGACTCCTTTTTGCGCATGTCTAAATATCTCGCACAAGCCCCGTCTTTGTTGTTCTCTAAATTGTCCTTGTGAATATCGATACCGTATACAAAGGATAGCTGGGCACTCACCCATTTGGATAAATCACCTCCCTTTCCACACGCGAAATCAATCAATGTATCTCCTCGTTTACAAACACTCTTGATTAGCTGTTTTTTCACATATAAATTGTGGAAATCCTTCATGCTCTTTGTTTTGAATTGTTTCGCCGAATTATTATAATATACATCTTCATTCACAAGCATGTCAGGAATATTCAGCCCTGTGCGGAGCATTTCTGGCGTGATTGGATTATGAATTGACTTCCAATTATTGTTCGCAACATGATATGCGTTCCCAAAGTTTTTCTTCCCCTGTAACAATTCCGTAGTTTTATCATACCGAACCCGCAACGGAACCCAGCTCCACCCCCTTTCTCTATTTGTATCATAACTAAACTCAACAATCGTATTATCTGTAAATACATCGTTTTCTTCCGTAAACATTTGATTGTTACCATTGTCATCTTTTCTCAACATTATTTTACACACGCCTGCGTCGGGATCATACGGCTCCGTCGGGTAAAATATTACCGGTTTTGTCTCATTGTTGTAATCATCTTCTGGTTTGCTATTGTATTCGGGGAATTCTCCATCAATAAGATTTTGGCATGGATTTACATAACCGTGCGTTCGTTGGTTGTAAGAACACCTTAACTGAATAGTTTTGAACTCGGCCAATTGTGTTGTAATATCTACATTTGTTCCATCTTCAAAGAGTGGTTTTACTAAATCCTCGCCGTCCTTCTTCACAGTTGTTACCAGGAAATCAATTGTGTTATATTCGGGGGGTTTCCATTTGAACGACTGATCCCATGTCATTTTTGTTTTTGGTCCACATACCCCAACTTTATTTGACCCAACTCCGTAATATGCGGGTGTGAAGATTAATCCATCGGTATCGTATTCGTACAGTTTATCGGTTTCCTTTGACAGTATGTCATTACACGCCGAAAATATAGTATCTGCCTTATAAAACTCCTTTGACGTGAATCGCATTGGAGACATAAGTTTTTTCGACACTTCCACCGGTTTCAGTGCCAACATTACACTTTTTAGAATTTGTAATCGCGACTTGTTGGGGTCAATAAATGGATATGTTCGTATGTCCTGTTGCTTGAAATAATAAATATCAAACGCAGCATATAGGTTTATGAATTGTTTCAGTTTATCGTATAAAATCAGTTCACCGTCAATCAACGTATTGAAGCACTCTTTATTCTCTGTAACCGCACCAGTAAAGATAACCTTCATATTTGTATTGATCAAGTATATTTTGCCATCCTTGTTTACAAACATCAAATGACGGTCCCCATCCGCCTTTTCGGTAACGGTATAATCGTTTCTTATGTTTGTAACAAGAGAGTCCGCTTCAACAGACGCAATATTCTCCATTTGTAGCGTTACAGAATTTGGGCCTATGAAATATTTATTTTCAATTCTCCGTGTATCTTCGTGTCCTAGTAAACGCATATATGAATCTAATACTGATTTTTGCTCCGGATACGAACAAGGATAATTGGTGCATTGTAGGCCACACACAACTAACTTGATTACCTTTCGTATAGCGTCAAATTGTATAAGTGTTTTGGCAGAATCAAATTTTGTCCCAGGGCCAATTGCCGAGTTGTTGACCTCAATTTCAATCTCATATGTTTCGGGATTCTCAAATACATTCGATTCTTTTACAGACCAGCACCACTTCGGTTTGTATTGCGCGTCTCTGTCGCCATACTTGACAATACTAATATCAACCTTTACGGGGTAATCGGGATGAGTAAATGTGACGCGGTTCATGTAACGAAACGATTTCTTAGTCTCCTTCCAAGTGTTCGTTATATACACTTGTAATCCTTGCGAAATAGTATCTTCGTTTTGAAGAGATGCGCGGTAATTGAAATCGTCAAAATTCACAGGGTAGACGCGCCTCTCATTGATGTATATACCCGACTTCTTTACAAACTTGAGACTAGATTTAAAATATCGCGTGGTTTCCAGTAGATTATCAGTCTTACAATATTTCTCAATTTGCTCCAAACCATAAATTTCGGTTCGTATGTCAGATTCTCGAAAAACACCATTTCTGTCCAAGAACATTGACTGGATTCGTAAACTGTTTTCTCCATTCGCGTTATCACACGTGAACCCGAACGACTTAAGTTTTTTAATTACATTGTCATAGTCCGTTTTTGTTAACGATCGAATACCTTTGGTCCCAAAACGAATTTCCAACTCCGCCTTGAGATTTTCGTATGGTTTCGTTTCATAAAACGTTTGAATCATTTTCTCAAATGACTGTAGCGGGGGTTCTAATCCGCGTTGCTGTTGTTGAGGTTGCTGTTGCTGAGGTTTTTGGGTAATGAAAAGTTCCTCTGGCGCATATGATTCAACAGCAACTTCCTTGTTCATATCTAAATTAACTGTTGACATTAATATATATATGACATATTTTTTATATTATAATTCAATTTTTTCACCTTTAGATATTCTAAACGCCACCCCTTTGGGTCGGTGTCTTTGAATGTCTTTGGTTAACAGTCACAAATGTTTAGAAATATTGAATAAGCAACTCGTATAAATCCTTCTTTTTATCTTTACCCGTTGTTTCAATTGATAGTTTATTACAAATATCTACTAATTCTTGAACTTTGTATGCCGAAATTGCTTTGATCGGTTTGTCGATGCTCTCTAACGGAAACAAATTGTTTGTAATATCGTCATTTGTTGTTGTTTGTTCATGACCATATTTATAGTTATCTAAACAATAGATTACATGTATACTATTTGTATCGGTATCGCTAATCGATAGCTTGAAATATGTTTTTTTGTTAATGTAAATCACGTTTAAATTTTCGATTACACACAAGCTTAGAAACGTCTTCACGTCAATTCGTTCATCATTTGCCAAATTATTTTCCAGATGTGTTAGTGTCGCGAACTTGTACGTTTTGATAAGTTGTTTGTCTGCTCGTATTTTTTCAATACATTCAAATTTTAGTTTTTTCTCGGTAATAAAATTACGGTGTTTCAACATCTCATAACTTGTATCTCCGTATTTCATAACATAAAAACACCAAAACAATGAATCCTTTTCTCTTGGACAAAACAATGCTTTTTTTTCAACTGTTACATGTTTTACGAATTTTTTCTTCTGTTCCTTATTTACAGCAATATGTATTTGGGACTTTTGTATATTATTTTCGTCGAGCATATAATGTTGTAATTTTGTTATTACATCATTATAAATTTGTTGCGTCATCTATTGGATACTTTGGAATTATCTTTATTATCTTTTGCGAAATATATATTCTTGAAATCCTCCTTCTGTTGCTCAACCTTTTTTAGGTTCACCTCCTGCGTGTTGACATATTTTATATAACTTACGAGCTCATCTAAGACGTCTGTGCTCAGTTCTGATAAATTCACATGAACCCCATACTTGTTCTCATTCAATGTTACATCCTTGTGATTGTTCAAAATACGAAGGATTTCAATTTGGTTGAACTTGTTCATATTTTCAATCGAGTCTCGCGCATAATTCAATTCACTCGTAGAAAAGGTATTAACGTCGTTCGTTGATATTGTTATCAATTCCATTACTAAAATATATACGCTGTTTTTAAACTTATATTTTATACATTATTGTAATATTGGATCGGTATATAAGACTGAATTTTTCCAATTATACTATCACTATTCTCTCGTTTGATCATCAATGGATAAAACAAATAGTTTATGTGAAATTCAAAAAGGTATGATAATTTTCGCATTATTTTTCCCTTTGTTGTTATTTCACACACATCTGTTTTATTTGCCCGAACTCCTTGTAAATGAGGCAGTTTATCAAGGTCATCCGCGTGACAAATCTTATACTGTATCACATCTCTTTTTTGGCATTGGTTTGTGCATCCAGCGTGTAATAAGTCACAATCAAACAAAAATGCTGTTCCGGGTTCACCGCTAATGTTGACTATATTAGACCATACAAAGGGGTATGATTTGTTACTTCCCGGACAGACAGACAATAAATCGCCTCCAGATTTATACAATATTAACGTATATACGGGGTGTGCCGTTTTGTAAATATTTTTGCTAGATGTAACATCTCTGTGAAATGTTGAAAGTGCAACGTTTTGAATTTTGTATACATAATCTACAAATGTATATCCGCTTGGCAACCTTCGCAGCGCATCTTCTCTCAATGAAGAGCATGGGAAATCTGTTGTTGTTGTATATACTCTGTTGTGTAAGACACAAAAGCCATCCTTGTCAAGTGTTCGGGTTTGTATCGATTGTTCGACGGTCTCATTTGTCTCGTACAAATAATACACTAAATATACTATAAATACAATGAAAAATGTGTATTTAAAATTGTATTTGTCTCTCTTCATATTATTATTAGCAAATAATATAAACAATCTATTCCAGCTGAAAAAAAGGCACTAATACAAAGTTATTTTTGTTCCATTTCAATCTTTCATGTAAATAAAATACGGTGTCAAGTAAATACTCATAATTAAAAACACTATATTCGTATCATAACTTGATTGGTTCAATAAGGCACTGATTATAACAGCCATGATTACTAGAAAACTATCTCCTAACAAAGCATTAGCACCTGCTTCTTTTGCGTAACCCTTGAAAAAATCTAACATATCATTTGAGCCTTTAGGAATGATGGTAAAAAAAATATAAAATAGAAAGTCAAAGATTATTTGAATGGATACACATATACCAGCAAATGCCGTGAGACCAATCTGTAGACCACTTTTATAAACTAGATATCTTCCTAATAATATATATAAAACACCAATCAATATATCTGCAATCATAGCAGACAATCTATATTTTTTATACCATCCCTCTAAAGATTTGGTTTTGATATAAATTGTCGCGAAAGTAGCAAAAATGATAAATAAATCAGCATAAATATTAGCTGTTATTATCGGTATGTATTCAAATTTATTATTATAATTGATGGTAGGTTTCAAACCTGTGGTTTTTTCAATCAAAAAAGTAAGTACAAAAAGTGATCCAACAATTAACAACCCGTTCATATACAATTTACACATATTTTATCCCATACGGGGGTAAACCCCCGTAAGCCCCCCTCACAGCAGATTTGGACCAACCTTTTTTAAAGGTTGGGGGATTACTCCTCTTGAATGGTGATCCGCTGCTTCTCGTACTTCTCCTTCTCTTTTACCAACTCCCCAATAATCGAAACGTATTTATCATTCAGCTCAAACCGCTGGCCCACAACTCGCGATTTAAATATGTCGCCCTCTTTAATTTCAGCAAACTGGGAATTATTATAATGATGATCCTTTGCAATAAATACAACCACCGGCGACGGGTTTTCCTCCGCACTTTCCGCGCGAATTCCCGCCTTCGTAATGTTCTTCGCTACGCACATGATAAGCGCATTTTCAACCGGAAAACAAACCATACATTCAAACACAACCTCAAACAATATATTACTGCCCCCGACAACCATCCCACTTGAATAAGTCACGATTGTAGAAGATTTCTGCTTTATATAACCTTCTACGACGCACTTGCCTTCGAAGCTTGCTGAAATGTTTTGTTCTAGGGTCTGCTTAATATTTTTCCCAATTGCGCTGATAGGCAACACGACATTTCTGGTAAGCAGTGATCGCGAATAAATAGGCAACACCTTGTTATCCTTCTTTTTGAATCGTTGTTGCTTTGTCTCCATTGTTATAATATAATATATAATAATCTTTTAATTGTTTTTCAATTTTTTAATTTATCAAGACCTTTTGGGTTTTGAATTTGTGTTTTTTTCTTGATTTATTTGCTAAAATAAATGCGGTTTTTGAATGATCGCAACCGCTCTCTAATATATTATAATCAACCGCCGCAGCATTTCCTCCCGTTATTGAACTTGCCAATCTCGCGTACCCCCACGATTGAGCTGTTTGATTTGGACGGGACCCAGAAGAATAGTAGGCACCTTCGCCCTTACTGACTATTTTCTGTAACGCGGCCAAAGAACAACCTGTTTTTTGGGACAACTCTTTGCTAGGTTTTATTTCCTGTATCTTGTATATTTTACACGCGTTCTTTATGTGCTTCGACGTTTTACTGTGAAACGATGGAACCCTTTTCCGCGTATAAAATTCATGTTTTTTATACAAATTTCGGGACCTCGTTAACATTCTTGCTTGTTTTGCTCGATCTTTCTTGGACAACCCTCGCGGTAAATAACGAATAGGAACCATAACCATTCAATTTGTATAAGGAGAGAAATAAAAATTGAATGTTTGATTACTTGACAATAATCGTATATAATTTATGATATAATGCCATATACGGAGTAATAAACCACGATTTGTCATCTTTGCGGATTTTATCGTAATATCTCAATATAAACTCTTGGGTAACACAAAGCTCTTCGTGGCTGGTTGCGTCATGTATCAAGTTACCCGCGGAATCCTTTTTCAAACGCATATTTTCACTTGTATACGATGTTTTTCCCAAAATTGCGTTTAATGTTGCGATCGTTTTATCTTTGCCTGCTTCATCGCATCGTGCGCCCCTGTCTCGCTTTGAAGTCATATCCTTTGTTTTGAATACCATATACACATTATTTTTCTCATAACCAATGAATCCTATTATTCTATTATAATTATCTATATCTGTATCTGTAAGTTCTTGGATTTCATTTGTTAATCGCTGTTTTTGAACTGGTTCCGCTTCAACCCACGTATTGGTTTCATCTAATATCATTAACTTTTCTTCGTTCAATTTATACATAATTGTGACAATATACGTGCGCTTCGACACTTGAACGACTATGCTATTTGTCTCGAAGTATTGCTTTACATACCACTCAATCGTTTTATTTGTTATTTGTTTCAACGAATAAATATAATTCATTAGATGTAATTTATCATCGAATAATAATAGTTCAATCATGTGAGCAATTACAAATTCCATTATATATTCTTTTATTTCTGGCAAATCTTTATCTTTTACTATTTTTCGTAGTGCGACGCCGCAATACTTATACCAGTCATGATCTCCGCGCTCAACCTTCTTGTTTTGGGTATATTCTTGAACGATGTCAAAGTTCTGTTGAAATTGCGCAATAAGTTGTTTTCCTGTTTGGAACACCTCTTTGGGTTCTTCTATAAATGGTTTGGCAATTTTGCCGTTAATTTCAAATTGTTGAGATGTGTGTTTATAATCGATAGGTACAGATCGTTCAAAAATAGATATATTTTTGTCTCGTAGTTCAATTGGCTGAAACAAATAATAATCGCCAATATTGACCAATCGTCCATTTCTTCCATATTTATCAACTATAAATTCATTGTTGTCTTCTATCAATTGAGTGAGAGCCGAATATATTTGCGTATACGGGTATTTTTTGGGAGTTCGAATTGCGTTCACCAAAACATCCTTTTTGTAAAAGAAACTTTCTCTCATAAGCATTCTTATGCGCTGAATAATTTTATCGGTGTTCGTCTTGATAAAATGTTCATTGTATGTATCAAATGTTATATCGTTTTCCTCGATTATTTTATTGGGGACACAATCATAATAACATTTTGCCATGTAATCGCATGCCGGAGAATATTTTGAATCTCCAATTTTAAAGTTATCCAGCTTTACCCCCGTGGACAAATCTTGGACAATGATATGTTCGGTCAACAATGGCGTCATAATATCTTGTGTAAAATTTGTTTGGTCGTGATTGAGAATACAATCCACAGCGGTCTCTTTCAATATTCGGCTTACTTTTCCAATTTGGATAGCCTTTTGCTCGGCAACACGATACACGTATAAATCTGTTGCCTCTTCTTGGTTTTCATCGCCTAAAATGGTGCCATATAAGAATATTTGGACATTTCTTTTTTCAAAATCCAGATCTTTGTGACTCAAATTGCGAACCGCGCGACCAATGATTTGTTCGATTCGGTTCATGTTATACCAAGGTTCTAAAATGTGAACTTGGCGAATGAATTTCAAATCAATGCCCTCGGATCCTGCTTTTGAGATCAAAATAACCTTTATTTTCTCTCCATTCTTGTTGTTTTCATTTGTCAACATCTTCACATCGCTATCATTGTCGGGGGATAAACGAACATCGCCTGTTATCATTGTATAGCGTGCGGGTATAAAGGACTTTTCTTTATCTTGTGGTTTCATTGTTCTCACATCGATATATTTGGATGGCGGCGTTTTAAATAAAGGCTTGGAATTTTCGCCGTACCGGACAAATCCCATTTCTTCCAGCGCAAGCGCCATTGGTATTAGTCCACCGTCAATATACTGCGAATATATCAAAATAACGCCATCAGACACATGATCTGTAGTCTCATTGTAAATTTGGTCAAGGACACATTTAATCTTTGAACTATACTTGCCAATTAGGTCACGAGAGAAAATCTTGCCATGTTCTTTTAATGTCGTTTCCTTATACTCAAAGGACCCTTTTGCTTGTGGAGCCCGTGTGTCTACAAAATCCATCATCCGGCTCAAACCATTTTTACCTGTCAAATCGCGCGGATCGATGGAATATATATTAGATTGTTCAAATGCTCCAGCGGATTGTTGTTCTCCCTCCGTTGTAGCCACTTCTTCCGTCGTAGCATCTTCTTCCGTTGTTGCCACTTCTTCCGTTGTTGCCACGTCTTCCGTTGTATCAGGTTCTACCGTCGTAGACCCATCTTCCGTTATTGGCACTTCTTCATCCACAGAATAGTCATCGGAATATTTATCGACCGGAATTTCTGTTAATATTTCCTTTAATCCTTTGAATGGATATGAAATGATAAGCGACTCAATTGGATTCTGTAACAAAGTATAGCCAAATTTTTCCATATTGCTAAAACTGGGCATTTCTTTTACAATACCCGTTTTGGTTGTAATCGACAAACGTTTGTTTCGCAAATGACTAATAATATATTTGTAAACACAGCTCTGGCAGTCTCCGCAATCCCCGCAATTCCCAATTGTGTTTAGATACAAGCTCAAAATTCGCGCCTTGTCGTGGTCCTTGATTTTTTTAAGATTCATTTGATAAGACGGATACGATACAGCAGGGAATGTTTGTTTCGGCGCAAACAAATCAGGGTATACGCGATACGGGAATGTATAAGGGTTCTCTCCTCTCACAAATGATACATATCCGGTTGCTTTTCGTATTAGCAATTCCTTTCCGCCCTCCTTGAAAGTTCCATTTGCTTCAAAAATATTGCTCACTTCGATTCGTCCGCGCCTGTCATTTGTATTCATCAGGTTTAACAACCAAATGATTTCCTTGTAACTATTGTACATCGGAGTAGCGGACAAAAACAAGAACCGCATGTTCTGGGCAGCCTTCACTAAAAACTCTAGATTCACCGCAACCTTTTTGTTCTCATTGTCGTCAGCAATACGTATGTTGTGAACCTCATCAATGACTATTAGACGATCGTTGAATTCGGCACGCAACCGTCGTATGATATTGTGGTTTAGCTTCACTTTAGCCCCGGGTTTTTCCTCGACCGAATCCATTTTTTTGATAATGTAATTTGCGAACTGACCATATCCCAGGAACAAGTAATATGTGTTGATCAACGCAGTAATTTGGCTTACAATTTTGTCTCGTGAAATGCCTCGCATTCCAGTTGGGTTTATTTCATTAATTAATTTGTTTCCTATACAACCCCTAGTTGTCCACAGCCCATCGACCTGTTTTAATTTTCTCTCGTCGAACATTTGGAGCTTGAAGTTATCTTGGACATTTTCCGACGCAACAATCATAATTCGTCTCGTTATGCCAGTCTGTCTCATGTAGTCTCTCATTTCTTCACACACGCCGATCGCGCTACACGTTTTTCCGCTTCCAAGGCCGTGATACAACAACAAACTGTTGTACGGGGTTTGAGATGATAAGAAGTTTTTCACAAAAGCTTGATGCGGTTGTAATTCAAACTCGGCATTTGCGATTAAGTCTGCTTGTTCCTTGATATTTTTGTAAACAATCCCATCATATTTTGTGTCGTTGAACTCCTTTTTTTCTGAAATTTTAATGTTAAATCCTGTGTCGTTCAAATTTGGATATAAATAGGTTGGCGTATTTGGATTTTCAGCAAGACAGTTTTTCTCAACTAGTTCCTTTTTCAACAAGAATTTATTACATTCACTAGAATACAAATTTTCATTGTCGCAATTTAAATCTGTTTCCAAATCATAATCGCATGCTGATTCAGGATTTGGAGGCGCAAGAGGAACAGGCGCAATAGGAACAGGAACAGGAACAGGAGCAATAGGAGCAATAGGTTCTACCATAGGAATAGGAAGAGGAACAATTGGTTCTACCATAGGTTCTTCCATAGGTTCTACCATAGGTTCTTCCATAGGTTCTACCATAGGTTCTTCCATAGGTTCTACCATAGGTTCTTCCATAGGTTCTACCATAGGAATAAGAGCAATAGGTTCTACCATAGGAGCTGGGGCCCGATTATCATCGTAAGGAATACCAACCCTCTTCGCATTTACCTTACTCAGCGTATTGATCGGTTGCCCATTAAAATAAATGTAAACCTGTCTGTAAAAATCGTCTATCTCTTCATCTGCCCAACCAGCACTTTTTAAATTTGCCTTGGACCGGACTTCTTGGGTTTGTGGATTTTGTATTATCTTTTGCGTAGCATCTTGTATTTTTTTGGCAGGGTCGATTTTCCGTGCGCCACCGTCTTGATACTTTTTCCGCGTTCCGTTAATTTTCTTTTTGTATCCTTTTGTTTGTCCCATTGTTATATATTATGAATATAATCTATATTCCTGTAATACTTTATTCACGTTTGTTATTATTATTTTTTTCTCTAAATTGTAAGAACGGATTGCCTCTAAACATTGATCAAACGTCTTCCACTCTAACTTACTAACCTCTGTTTTTTGAAAGTTATTCAACGCGTGTTTGTCATCATTCATTTTCGCCAAGAAATATTTATGTTTATAAGATTTATGGTTTGTTCCAATAAATGTTTCCTCAAATGGAGCGATATTTTCTACAATTGTTATATTCGACTTTGAAATCCCGGTTTCTTCTTCAAATTCTCTAGTCGCACAATCTAGGTCCCGTTCCTTTGGGTCGCGTCGCCCTTTTGGGAATTCCCATTCTGTTTCAGTCCAATTCGTGGGGCTGTTTTCAATAATGGCGCTCAATGTAATTTTTGTACAATTGATTATAACCCCATCTTTTAATAAATCATTCTTCTTCGACGATGCATACTCTTCACTTTTGTATTGTGTTTTTGAATTATCGCCCCACATTTCTTTCCATAATTGGTCAAAGGGTTCGCTTAATATTTTTCCCCTTTCAATAATTGACATTTCATTTACTATATTTTGAATTTGATTGATATTGTAGGGCGAGTATTTCCCGCGTATAAAATCAATATACCCAAAACTGTCCTTTCTTCGGATCATTAAATATTGTAATCCGCTCTCACTTTTGCGAAACAAAATGATACCGTAACTTGTAATTGGCAATTTACATTGGTGAAACAAATGACCTTGTTTGCCACAATTATTACATACACTTGGGTTCTTATTCATATCTATTTGATTACTAACGATAAGTTTATATTGTTTGTTATAATAAACGTTTAGATTTGGTCGTTTTTTTACTCTACTCTAATATGACGTACCTTGACCCGAATATATGGGGGCCACACTATTGGTTCTTTTTACATACAATAACAATGTGTTATCCAAAGTATCCAAATGCTATAACAAAGAAGAAGTATTATGATTTCATACAGAATTTACCACTGTTTATACCTGTTGAAAAAATATCCAGCGAATTGAGTAAACTAATTGACGAATATCCCATTATACCTTATTTAGACAATCGCGAATCACTTGTGCGTTGGATGTGGTTTATTCACAATAAAATCAATAAGAAGCTCGAGAAACCCCAAATCACAATGGCCGAATTTTTTACAAATTACTATGAAGATTACAAACCAAATGACGTAAAAATGAGAGAATATTACAAATTGAGAGAAAAGGCAATTTACGGAGCTATACTTGTTTCCCTGATTGGGACAATTTATTACTTGTATGATAAATAATTATATCATTGTATAATAGGAATGAAAAACAATAAAGGGGGGAAAGTGTTAGCATCAGGCGGGTTTGGATGCGTTTTCAGCCCACAATTGAAATGTAAAGGAAAGACCTTAAAAAAGAGAGGTATCAGCAAGTTGATGAAAAAGGAATATGCCATTAACGAATATGACGAAATACAAAAATACAAGAAACGACTGGATAATATACCGAATTATACCGACTATTTCCTGTTGTATGATATTGATATCTGTCAACCTGCCAAATTGACAAAGGCGGATTTATCCAATTTTACCAAGAAATGTACTGCGTTACCCAAAGATAACATCACAAAATCAAATATAAACGGGTCACTCGATCAAATTATGCTTTTGAATATGCCAAATGGCGGTATTCCTGTAAATGATTTTATTAAAACCGACGGGAATTTGCCTCAATTGAATCGATCATTGATTTCATTATTGACAAATGGTATTGTTCCAATGAACAATGCCAATATTTATCATTGTGATATAAAGGAAACAAACGTGTTAGTTGATAATCAAGGCGACAACATAAAAACTCGGTTAATTGACTGGGGGTTGTCCACTGAATATATCCCGTATAAAAACAATAAGTTCCCTTCTACTTGGAGAAATCGCCCTCTTCAATTCAATGTTCCTTTTTCAGTGATCATTTTTTCCGACACGTTTGTTGAAACATATACGAAATACATTAATGAAGGCGGCAAAACGACAGAGGGCGCGTTACGCCCGTTTGTAACAAAATACATTTATGATTGGATGGACGAGAGAGGGCATGGACATTTTGAAACCATCAATGAAATCATGTATTTGTTATTCAATCACGATCTAGACCCTAAATACGACAAAAAACGCGATATAATTAAAAGCAAATACACAATGGAATATATCACAAACTACGTTGTCGACGTATTGGTCAACTTTACAAGGTTCCGCGATGATGGAACACTGAACCTTCGCTATTACTTGGACAAGGTGTTTATCAAGATTGTTGACGTGTGGGGATTCATTATCACATATTTACCGATTTTGGAAATATTAGCAAGCAATTATGATGAACTAACACCAGAACAACTCAAATTGTTTGAGGAACTAAAATTTATATATGTGAATTATTTGTATAAACCCACTAGTAAACCTATCAACATAAGGGAACTCGTTTCCAAGTTGAATAAATTAGACACGATGAATGTAAAAAGGTCAGGAAAAACCATGAAGCGCATATAATTTTTTCAAACAATATAGTATGAACAAACTAAACAGGACGAAAAAAAGGGGGAAAATGAAAGGGAAAATGAAAGGGAAAATGAAAGGGAAAGGGAAAACATACAAGTCATACAAAGGAGGCGGAGAATGTAAGGGCCCTATGTGTACAATATGTCAGGAATGTTTAACTGTTCGCGATGACCCAACATACGCAAAATATTTTGATATGTTAGACAGTGAAATAAAGGTAGTTGTCCAACAAAGGATGCTTGACGCCGGGTTAAACCAATCAATATTGGATAATCCCGACGCGCTTATAGAAGGAGAACGGCCTGTGTATAAACATAGTTGTGGCGGTTTGTTTCATTTAGACTGCATAAAAACATGGTGTCTTATAAAAAAAAATGCGGATAAATGTTTGTGTCCAAATTGTAGGGAACCAATTGATTTCAACTCTTTGGATTTGGATACAGACGAGGCGCTAGAACTTTGTGAATTTAGGAGAAGTAATATAATTGATGCGTTTATTGTATTGCGTGGTCGCTATAACAGTTTGGTAAACGATTGGAATATAACAACAAGGGATAATGATGATCTTAGGTCTCGTAACAGAGAACTTAGATCTTTTTATACAACTTTAAAAACAGAAAACGAGTCACTTAAAAACAGATGTAAAGTATTACAAGGTGTTTGACTAAAAAAAAATAATACGTAAATATATAATGAACAAGGATCTCCAGAGCCTCTGCACCCCCGCGAAAATTTACTTTTTCCTCGCCATCCTTTCTTGTATAATTGCGTTGTTTAACCAAGCCCCGATTTTAGCGGTCTTTATGAAACTCGCGTTTGCCTTTCTCTGGACCTACGGACTGAATTGGTTATGCTCCAAGGGATACAAATCGATTTCTTGGTTCTTGGTGTTATTCCCCTATATTGTCATTGTTTTAGGAATGTTCAGTATGATAAATTTATCACAAAAGAACCAATTGCGACAACTGCAGAGGGTTATGCCCCCGACCCAAATGGAGTTAATACACCAGCCCGCGATGTAATTATATAATCAAATTTTACCTTGTTTACATGTAACAAGGTAAAAGGAAAAGAAAAAGAAAGAAGAAAAAGAAAAAGAAAACGAAAAGAGAAAGGAAAAGAAAATGTGATACTATAATAATGAGATTGGAAATATTTATATTGGGCGTAACAGCGTTTTTCGTATACAATACATATCACGATGGCAAATATACAAAATTGTTGGTTTCGTATAAAAAATACTATCAAATGGCATTTTTTGGTGTTCTGGGGGTTGGCGTTTACTTGTTATTGAAGCGAAACCCCGCACAAGGACGTAATATGTTGGTTTGTGCGAACAATGTCGTCAAATACATGCCTGTTGATAAGTCCGCGCTGAGTATGTTATCGCCTATATTTGATTTAACCGCAAACGGGGAATTTATGGACCCGCAAATGGGCGCAGGAGGCGCAACTGTAGGAGAACAAAGGATGTTGAAATCTGGCAAACACGGAACAAATCGCTCAGTGAGTGGAATGAAAAAGAAATATGTTGCTTCGCAACAGGAATGGAAATGTGGACAATGTAACAAACAGCTAGATTATACATATGAGGTTGACCACAAAATTCGATTGGAACACGGAGGAGGAAATGATGTTCAAAACCTAATTGCGCTGTGTAGGGAGTGTCATGGGAAAAAAACCGTTCTGGAAACATTCGACTGAATTTTAATGTATTTATAATATAATGGCTCAAACAGATGATATATTACCAAATTTAAACGAACCATATGAATTTTATCCAATTATGTTTATTATATCATTCTTTGCGATTGTGATTTTTATTTTATTATTCAAAACAACAGGTTCGGCAGAAAAGAAGGGTCTTGAAGCAACTACAATACTATATATACTCTTGCCATTAATAGCAGTTTTTGTAGTTTTTATGATTCTTCCAAATTTTAAAAATATTAAACAATTCTTATACCAAATCAAGGACGTCTCGTATGTGTTACTGTTTACGATTGCTCTCATTGTCTTTTTTTCTGCGGCGCCCAAACAAATGATTAACGATTATGCGTATATTATTACACCAATAGCATTATTTTTGTCTGTATTCTTTATTTACAAGGGCGGCACAACTGACTATATATCCGAATTCAATATTAACTACGAGAGAATCAAATCCATTATCTTGTTAGTATGCCTCATTTCTATATTCGTTATGTTTTATTCTGTTGACCCAGGCGGTTATATATCGGCAAATTTTGGATACAGTTTATTATTGATCATAATATTGTCCATATTCAGTTTGTTGTATGTAATTGTTCTTATGACGTATAAGGATACAAAATCACCTACAGACAATACCAATTTATTAAGCAGTTTTACTAAATTTTCTACATTTGGCAGCATATCATTACTATTATTTTTGATTCTTTTTACTGTTGGGGTTTTAAAATACCCTGGGGGATTAACAAATGACCCGATGAATGCCGGGTTGGTTATAACATTGTTTTTATTTGTTGTTATTGGTTGGTCAATCATGTTAGTTGTAAACGCCTTTCCAGAAACGCTAAATACGTCGCTAAGTATGAAAAGCGGGAATTTTATACAGCGCGCGATTCTTACTGTTTTTGGTCTAACTATATCGGGGCTCCTAATTGCGTTTATTGTGTATAGTATTCAAACATATACGGGCGCATATAGCATTCCTAGTTTGCTGTTGAATTTATTATCTGTAATATTGGTTTTGTCGCTAATTTATAAAACAATCTATGTTAAATTTCCAAATAATGCGGCAGATTCGAAAAAGAGCGCATTTTTCGGCTTGATACTTAGCATATTATTTTATGTTCCGTGCTTGTTCATCGGGTTATTCGATTTTATTGCGAATGTTGTGACAGGTAACTATAAATCCAGCACAGATCCCAATCACCTGGGAACCTCGCTTACGATTATTGCGTTAGTTACACTGTCAACGCTTATATATAAAGGTCTGCGATTGCTATTCACGAAAATAAATCAACAAGGCGGAAAGCAGTTAGTGAGCAATCCGGTATATACCAATGAGCAACACATGTTGGCTTCTCATCAACAATTGGTGGGAAGTGATAATTTTAACTACCAATATGGTATTTCCTCGTGGATTTACATTGACTCGGCCGCCCCCAATTCCAATGCGTCGTATCAAAAATATACGTCATTGTTGAATTATGGCGGTAAACCGAATCTACTCTATAACGGAAAAACAAACACATTTTTAATCGCCGTTACAAATGCTCATCCAGTACCTGAAGACGCAGACGCAGACGCGAATGATACTGTGAATTTTGAAAAAGAAACGGAACTTATTGAGGGAGTTCCGCATCGCGTTATTTACAAAAACGCGAGTATGCCATTACAAAAATGGAACAACATAGTGATTAATTACAATGGCGGGACTTTAGACGTATTTTTAAACGGTGAACTGGTGAAATCTTCAATTGAGGTCGTCCCTTATATGACATTGGACACATTGACTATTGGCGAGAAAGACGGAATTAATGGTGGAATATGTAATGTTGTCTATTTCAACAAACCGCTCACAAGGACAAACATCTATTATTTATATAACACCGTGAAATATTTAACGCCTCCTGTCACAAACGAAGAGGGTATGACATAATTCATCTCTTTTTCAAATGATCAACCTTTTCCAAAGGTTGAACCAAATAAAAGCGATTCAAAGTTATACAATGGGTTGGTTAAGCCGACAGCGTTTTTGTTCCCTTTTTCTAA